GATCTTTGATAAGATTATGGAGGCAATGCAACCTGAATTTGAGGATGAGACTCCTATCAATCCATTTGACTTCTGGCAGGGCGCTAATTTCAAACTCAAAATCGTAAAGAAAGATGGGTATTGGAATTACGATAAGTCAGAATTTGATCGCGTTGCTCCTCTACTGGATGATGACGATGCTCTGGAAGCACTCTGGAAGAAAGAGTATTCGCTGACTGCAATCACTGCTCCAGACCAGTTTAAGTCTTATGAAGAACTTGAGCGTCGTATGAACGCTGTTCTTGGTCTTAAGAACTCTTCTCCTGCTCGTTCTCGTGCAGTGGTTGAACAAGAAGATGATCTTGAAGAGTTTACTCAAACTCCTACAGTTCAAGATCGTGTGGTAGAAGAACTAGAACAGTCTTATGCTCGTTCTAAGTCTTCTTCACTTCCTCAAATCTCTCAAGATGATGATGAGGATGACGCAATGGCATATTTTTCTCGCCTTGCAAATGACTGATTAAGAGTAGAGTCTAATATTATCTCCTTTCTTCAAGGTGGCGCTCTCGTATTGGGCGCCACCTTTTTTATATTTCATTAACTCTTCCATATCATTAAAGACTACATTTAAGTATCTTGCTTTAAGAACAAAGATATTTCTTTTATCGTCTTCAATTTTTTGTTCATATTGATAGTTTGTGATTGGTATTGTAAAGTTTCTTATTGTTACTTTTCTCTCCAATCCATCATCATAGTAACTTGTAGAGAAGTTTGATGGAACTCTTAATCCTGCAGGAATAATAGTGATGCCATTTGAGTTTACGACTTCTGTTGTTTCATAATGACGAACCGCGTTCATATTTTGATATGATCCATACTTTTCTAATAGAAAGTTATCAAAACTAGATTGAGGTGAAGGCCATTCTGTTTGAATATTCAAAATGTTATTGGCAAGTAAAACAACCCAATCTAAGGTTTCATCTTCATAAAATTTATATGCAACATTATCTGGTCTCTCGTCACCGGTGATCTTATATTTGGTGAAAAAACTTAAGTTACCAAAAAGATCTTCTCTTAACTTACCTCTCTTAAACAGATTTTTGACAGTCTGATAATCGGAGATACTTTGAGAATCTGGAGTTCTATTAACGTATTGAAAGTCTGGGACTTGGCGGAAGTAACTTGGCATATTAGTAACCTATAGGGTGTCCATCTTCATAATCAGTATTATAGATTGGGGTAAGTTCACTAAATCTTAGAGATAGTTGGTATGATGTCATTGTTTTATCTTTGTCGTTAAAAGTCATATAAGTTCCATCTGGAGTATAATCAACATCACATCCAATAAGAGCACATTCTTTTATTTGATTTAATGACTGATGAAGACCAACTCCAGTTAGATAACTGATATTAAAAATACAAGGAGCTTTCAAAAATACTTCTGATTTCGCCCTTCTAACTGCCATTGCAGTTTTAAAAAATTTTATTATTTGTTTTACTATTATTGCTTCTGATTCACTTCTTGGGGATAATCTAAAAGTAAAATTAAATGGTCTTAATGTTGGTCCATTAAAAAGAAGTTCTAGATTTGGATTTAAAATTGTACCACTAGTTCTTGATAATAAATTTTGTGCTCCAACTGCTTCCTGTGCAAAATAGAGTGAGATTGCCTTTTTATAACCAGCATCAGTTAAACCAGTTTTAAAATCTTTTGCTGCTCTATTTAATGCTTCTGCGGCAGATGCTGTGATATCTCCTCCCGGAGAATCAATCATTGACATTGACATTGATGCTGCATATGCCTGAATTGGATTTAATGTAGAACCTCCCCATTCAACTCCATTACTGTCAGTGATAGAGGGTTGAACTGGGAGAACTACAGTTCCAAGTACATTTGAGTACTTATTTTCTCCTAAAGAAAAATCTGCTCCAGCGGATAACTCATTTATACCTTTTCTTCCTACTAATTTTTTCACACCAAAAATTATATTATCTTGAGAATCACTCATATTCTCTGGATATCTCAAATTTACATTCAAGTTTGAATCGGATTTATCTGATGCTTTTTCTGGTATGCTTACTGACAGTGACTGTGGTTCTAAATTTACCTTTTCTTCTTCTCTCTGAGAATCTTCAGATGGGTCTTGTGCTGGAGGAGGAGTTCCTGATGATGTAGCAGTGTTTGGAAATATTAATTGTCTCGCCTGTTGTTCGCTAATCCCACCTTTTTGTGCAGTAATTACCCCTTGATTTTTAACCGATTTTTGTGCATTTGCGGTTGAAAAATATTCAAGTTCATCTGGAGTTGTACTTCCTTGTTCCGGTTTAAATGTATTATCTAGTGGAATAGTCCCAACTGTTCTATCTGCATTTGCTCCACCAACAGATCCTGCTACTGTTGGGCTCTTTATTGTTATTCTTCCTTTGTTTGGACCATCCTTATCAACTAAAAGATAATATTTTGTTGTTCCAAGTTTTCCGCCAGGTTGAAATGGATTCTTATCCCTACTGCCATAAGTTTCCATCAGAAATCCTCCCCAACTACAAGAGGATTAGTCATCTCAATTTTTTGTAGAGTATGAGACATTTATAGATGTTTTTTATTTATTTAGTTCTGAATTTTGCATATGGAAGAGAACGAAGATAATCAATCTCATTCTGCTTGACCTCTAGTAGTCTACTATTAACTTCAAACCAAGTATAATTTCTCACCGTCCCCCAATGAAAATTAAGTCCAGTAAATCCCCATTTTTCTATTGAAAGTGTTGCAATTAAAGGGAATTCATCGTATCTTAACCCTTTTGTTTTTGCGGAGTATATAAAGGTATAATATTTTCCAACGTCAGGAACAAAGTCTCCTTCACGAAAGACTTCCATGATAGTCATCATAATATCATCTGGTTTTGTATACTTATATTCTTTTAGTTTTAACTTAAGTAAACTTACTCTTTTAGAACTTGATCCAACGTATTGACCGAATCCTTGCGCCATTATTTTATGCCTAATTCAGATTCTGTGATTATGCGAAACTTGATTAAATGATCATCACACCATTCTTGAATTGATTTCCATTTCGATTGGTTAACTGCATAAGTATTTACTTCATTAATATAGGTTTTATTTTTCTTTTTTCCTTGAACTGGAGGAACTGTTTGTTTTTTTGGTTTTATTTCTATCACATATTTTTGGGTCTTTCCATTATTTTCAAGAACTTCAATAATAAAATCTGGAAAGTATCTACATACTTTTTGTTTTACTGGATTATAATATGGAATACAAAATTCTTCTGATCCATATCTTAATACATTAGGTGAGCGATCACACCACTGCATAAATTTTAGTTCCCAACTACTTCTATACACTATATTTTGGGAGTTTCCAATATATTTTTCTGGATTTTTTGGATGAAAATATCCCTGATGATACTTAGAGTCACGAGGCATTTTTCCAACCTTTATGGGATTTTCTTTTTCCAGATAAAACCTGACCTAGATGTGTGAGATTTAAATTCAATTTTTTACATATGTGGGATATACAATCAAATTCAATTATTTCACCTTCTTTTGAAATTATTTTTCCTCCCTTTTGGAATTGTGGATATTCACATCCTTTATTAAGTGCTGGTTTTCCTTTTCTTTTTTTAGAAGATGTTTCTATTGCTTTACTCATATCCCTTCCCTTTGCAATTTCACTCATTTTCTTTTTTGTTTCTTCAGAGTGTTTTTGTCCTTTCATTCCAGGAAAGTGAACTCCAGTCACTATACATTCATAAGTTTCGGATAAAATGGTTACTCCATTAACATTGAATGTTTCACACAATTTAGTTGTATCCCAAATATACGAATGTGTTTTTATCTTTTCCATATACATAATATATCAGTAAAAGTATTTATAGATAGATGGCATCCCCCAGTTCATCTGGTAAATCACCTAGATTTAATCCAACTTCTGAACTTGTATCAAAGATAATGCGTCCAGCATTAACCTCTCATTATGCCATTTATTTAAATCCTGCAGTAATTCAAAATCAGACAAGCGGAAATAGAGGATCAATCCGCGCAAGAACATTCTTTGAGAGTAGACAATCATTGATAGATGAAGAACTCTTAACTCTTTCTTGCTCTGAGGCATCTCTTCCTGGATCTTCATTAGCTACTCACGAAATTAATAATGATTTTACTGGAGTAACTGAAAGGCACGCATATAGAAGACAGTACGATGATAGAATAGATTTTACTTTTTACGTTGACACTGATCATAAAGTTATAAAGTTTTTTGAAACCTGGATGTCTTGGATTGTTAGCGAAGATCAATTTGCAGATCAGTCCAAATTAAACTATTCATATAGAGTCAAATTTCCTACTGAATATAGATGTGATATCTTTGTGCAAAAGTTTGAAAAAGATTATACTAACTATTCTGAGTATACTTTTATAGGAGCATATCCAATATCAATTACTTCAATGCCAGTTTCTTATGATTCTTCTCAACTTTTAAAATGCACAGTATCTTTTAGTTATATTAGGTATTTTATGAATAATAGCGTATCTCTTGTCTCCACAAGCACACCTTCACCTATACCATCAGTACCTGAATTTCAAGGACCCGGTCTTCCAGGAGACCAAGCAAATGAACTTTGGAGAGGTCTTAGAGAGGATTATATTAATAGACTTCAAAATGATCCTGCACTTTCTTTAGATTTTTTAAATAGTCTTCCCCGGGATAATCTTGGTAGAATAAACGAATAAATAAATTTAGATGAATCATTTAAATTAAAAAATGCCTTTACCTAAAATTAGCACTCCGGTGTATGAGGTGAAACTCCCTTCTACGGGACAAGAAATTCAATACAGACCATTTCTTGTAAAAGAAGAAAAACTTCTTGTCCTTGCATTGGAAAGTGAGAATACAAAAGAAATTACAACAGCAATTAAGAATGTAATCAAGAGTTGCATTCAGACAAAAAATATTAAAGTTGAATCTCTTCCTACCTTTGATATTGAGTATCTCTTCTTAAATATTCGTGGCAAGTCTGTTGGGGAAGAAATTGAAGTTAATGTTATCTGTCCTGATGATGGGGAAACTTATGTTCCTGTGAAAATTAACATTGACGAAATTCAAGTTCAAAAGAATGAAGAGCATACTAATAAAATTCAAGTAGATGATAATATTGTTATGCAAATGAAGTATCCTTCGCTGGATCAGTTCATTAAAAACAACTTTGATTTTTCTGGTGATACAAATATGGATCAGTCCTTTGATCTGGTCGCTAGTTGTATTGATAAGATTTTTAATGATGAAGAAGTTTGGACTTCGGGTGATGTAACTAAAAAGGAACTTATTGATTTTCTAGAACAAATGAACTCTGCTCAATTCAAGCAGATTGAAAAGTTTTTTGAAACGATGCCTAAACTTTCTCATTCTGTAAAAGTTAAAAATCCAAAAACTGAAGTTGAGAGTGAAGTGATTCTTGAAGGGTTATCAAGTTTTTTCGCATAGGTATGGTCCATATGGACCTAGAAAACTTTTATAAGTTGAACTTTGCTTTGATGCAGTACCATAAATATTCATTATGGGAAATTGAACATTTGATGCCCTGGGAAAGGGATGTTTATGTTGCAATGTTAAAGAATTATCTGGAAGAAGAAAAATCAAAGCAACAACAAAATGGATAAAGATCTGAACAACTTACTTACAGGAGCAGGTGACTCTTCAAAATCTACTCCTGCTTTGTATGAAGGTGTGGGAGAATCAGATCTTGTTAGTGAAGAAGTAGATGAAAGAATTTTAAAACTTATTGGTTTAGATGATGTTTTTGATATTGACTATGGAACTTATGTTTCTCTTTTAAAAGAAAGATTAGTTGCATCTAGAAGTTTTGATAAAAAACTTTCTTCCGAAGAAGATGAGTTATTGGTTAAAGAATTTAAAAGAGTAAAGGGCAAAGTAGGAAGATTTAAACTAAAGAAGAAAAATATAACAGCAGAAAGTATTGGTACAACTGGTCCTATACAAATCTCAAGAGACAAGTTTTTTCTTGCAAGTAAAGCAATTGTTCCGACACCTGCTGGTCCAACGCAGGAATCTTCTAAAGATATAAATGATATTGAAAAAGCACTTGATAATATTCTAAAAAGTTTAACATTACAGAATAAAGAAAAGAAAAAAAGAACTGACGAAGAAAGAAAAAAATCAGAAGATCGTAGAAGAAGACAGAGAGAAGGTGATTTAGAAAAACCACTGTCTCAATTAAAATCCTTAGCAAAGAAAATCATTGCACCCGCACAGGGAATACTTGATCGTATCTTTAGGTTTATCAAGTTTACTTTATTGGGATATGCATTTAATCAACTTGTAAACTGGTTTAGTGATCCTAAGAATGCAGATAAAGTAAAAGTTCTTGGTAGATTCTTAAAAGATTGGTGGCCTGCATTATTATCTGCATATGTCTTATTTGCCACACCATTCGGTAAGTTTATTCGCGGTACTTTAAAACTATTAAGGGGACTTATTCCCCAAATGGTTAGGTTCATTACTAAACACCCTATTATTGCTGCTTCTGCTGCTGCTGCAGTTGGTGCATATGCGATGGTTCAGAAAAATGAAGCATATCGAGATGAACTGAAAAAGACTGAACCTTCTATTGTTACACCAAAAGAAACTAAAGAAACTGGTAAAACACCAGGAACACCACAACTACAACAAGAACAAGTCTTCCAGAGAGGACTTGGTGGAATGTTTAATGGTGGTGGATTGGTTAGAAGAAAATCTTTCTTTGGTGGTGGAGAGGTACAAAAAGAACTTGATATAAATCAGATTGCATTTGCTGAGGGTGGTGGAGTTGATGATAGTAGTGGGGTAAAAATCAAAGGTGCTGGATCCGATACTCAGTTAATTGCTGCTGCACCTGGTGAAGTAGTAATGTCTAAGAAAGCAGTTGATAAGTATGGCGCAAACTTCTTTCTAGACTTAAACAAAAAAGCAGGTGGAACTAATATTCCAAAGATAGCAAATAACATTCAACTTGCTGCTGGTGGTGGATTAATCAAAAGAACTATAAAGTCATTCCAAGGTGGTGGGATGGTTGGCGGTGCATTAAATCAACTTGGCAAATTTCTTCCAGGAACTGGTAGCGCCATAGCACCAAAATATACTGAAATGGGTTTCCAAAATAAGTTGCTTGGTATACCTCTGAATAGAAGAGTTGTCAATCAACAAGCAGGAGAAAGACTTTCCCCTAAAGCAGTTAATAGGTATAATCAAGCACCAACTGCTCCTAGTACTATAAGACCTTGGAGTGCTTTTGATTCAACTCAGGTCAGTGTTCCTAAACCAAGAGCAACTTCTGGTGGATCTTTTGTTGGAGATGCTTTTAAGAACTTCAAGGCAAATGTAAAAACTATAAAAGGTGCTGCAAAACGTCAAGAAGTAATGATGAGGGAAATGGGATATGAACCGGATGGATATGTAAATCTTCGTGGACAACCAATGAATCTTGGTCCACAAAGTCGTTCTGTTGCTCCTGGTCCTCGTATTATTGTATCAAAAACAACTTATACAGTTCTTCCTCCAATCAAAGCACCAAGCAAGCAACCTTCAATTGCAAGGGGTTCTAAAATACCCGAGTTTATTATTTCTGGTAATAATGATTCCAGATCAAAAATTGCTTCTTCATTGGGTATTGCAGATTTAGTAGGGGTAGCATAAAATGGCAACCATAGATTCCAAAAAACTTTTACCTCCAAGTAAAGAAAGTAGTGCAATAGAGAAACCAAAGTTTCTTGTACCTATTAAAAGTATTTCTGTAAAAAAGATAACAGGTTCTGATTTAAAACCTGTAGATAAAAAAGCAGGAACTGATGAACCTGGAAGTTTAGTTGTAGTTAAAAAGAGGATTGTAAGTTTAAGTAAGTTAATAAACAATAATCTTTTATTAGATCAAAGGGAAGCATCTACAAAAAGAAAAGAAGAAGAAAAATCTAAAAGAGAAAAGAAAGAAAAAGATTTAGAGCAAAAGGTTAAGAAAAATAATATTAAACCAGACTTTATAGGATCAATCCCAGGGCAAAGTATTTTTGATAAGATTAATCGTTTTATTGGATTTACTTTACTTGGTTATTTGTTTAATCAATATGGGGAACTACTTCCCAAACTTATGGAGTTTGGAAAAGTTCTTGAACCAGTTGGCAAATTTGTTGAAGGATTTGCTAAAAATATATTAAAAGGTGTAGTTGATTTTGTTGAGTTTGGTTATAAAGCATACGATCAAACAAGAGACTTTGTTAAACAGATTGGTGGAGAAGGCGCAGAAAAAACATTTGATGAGTTCTCAAAGAACTTAAATCTTTTATTGAATGGTGCTATTGGCGCTGCAATGTTGATCGTAAGTACTTCTTCAGGAAAACCAGGAAAATCTGGATCACCTGGAAAAATGTCAGGGGGAAAACCATCAACTCTTCCAAAGAATGCAAAACTTTCTGGATATTTGGGAAGAGATCCTCAAACTAAACTGATTGAAAGAAGATATGGCAATGATGCAGCAAGAATGTATGAGGCAAGAAAGTCTCAAGGCGCATCAGTAAGTCGTGCTCGTGCTGATGTTGTTAAGAGATTTGAGAAATTTGAAGGACCACAAAGAGGACTTGCTGGTGGTACTGGAAAGGGTTCAGTTTTATCTCGTGGTTTGGGAAAGTCTGCAAATAGAGCTTCTCTTAAGGTTCTTGGAAAGACTGGAACTAGAATAGCAAGAGGTGCTTTTGGTAGAGTTCCTATTGTTGGTGGACTGATTGACTTTGCTTTCTCTCTTGCTATGGGAGAAAATCCAGGTAGAGCAGCAGCAAAAGCAGTTGGTGCTACGGTTGGTTCTGCACTAGGAACTTTTATCCCCGTTCCATTTGCTGGTACTATTCTTGGCGGCATTCTTGGTGATATTGTTGGTGGGGCAATGTATGATACTTTAGTTGGAAGTCAACAAAAACCCCAAGCGAAGGCACAAGGAGGAACTGTTACTGGTCGGAGTGGACAGTCCACTGTCACCCCATCCAGAAAACTTAAATCAAAATCAAGAAAAACTGCTCCCAAAATAACTTCACAAAAAACACAACCAGGAAAAGATGTTGGTGGTAAGTTAAAAATAGAACAACTTTATGGTACTGATGAACCAGGAAAGAGAAGTGCATTGAGAGCACTGAAAAATAGTTCTGAAGATGTAAAGAAGATGAGATCCATTAACGGACTTACTGGTTCAATGTTTGGTGCTGGTATTGATATGGCGCTTGGGCAGAAACCAGATAAGAAACTTGCAAGATCAATTGGCGATGTGTTTGGTTCAGTTATTCAGAATGCAGTAAACGCTGAACTTAGCAGTTCTTTTGGTGACATTTCTAAAACGATTGCAATGGCAAGTGGTGGAGTTGTCCCAACAAGAGAAATTGGAAGTGGGTTAAGTATTGGTGAAAGAATTGGTAAGTTTATTTCCAATGCCCTTGCGATTTCTATTGAGAGTTCTGCGTCAAAAATACTTCAGAATCTGAATAGAGAATTAAACCTGGAAGGTGGGCCTCCTGGCGGAGATGGTAATGGTGGCGCCGACGGTGATGGCGGCGAAGGAGGCGGTGGCGGTGGAGGAAGGGGAACTTTACCTGGTGATGCTCCTCCAGAAATAAAAGCTTTACTTGAAGCAATATCTTCCGGTGAAGGTGGATGGAATTCCGTAAACAGTGGACTGACGATAGCAGGTCTCACGGATATGACCATTGCTCAAGCTAGAGAAACTGGAATGAGAATTAGGAGAGAAGGTAGAGGCAGCGGTGCTTTGGGTAAATGGCAACAGATGCCAATCATAAATGGAGTGAATACATTAAAAGAGAGGACTGAACTTGCGGGTCTTAATTATGAAAAAGATAAATTTTCTCCAGAAAATCAAACAAAAATTTCTAGAGCATATTTGGCAAGCGTATATGGGGGAGAAGCAAAACTACTCAAAGATCTTCAAAAAGATCCAATGATTGCAGTTAGAAAATTGAATGGAGTATGGCCTTCTTTACCTGGTGGTTCTCAGCAAAATACGACAGAAAAGAAATTCAAAGAAAATTATGCAAAAGCAATTGAAAAATACGGTAGCACGGGTGGTCCAAGTTTAAGTGTAAAAGGAATTAAAAAATTTAGTAGATCTGATATAACAAGTTTCTTTAAGCAACAAGAGTCTTTTCGTTCTAAACCTCATGAAGGTATGGATATCGCTGCCCGTCAAGGAACACCAATTTCTTTTGGTATGGGTGGAGAAGTTCTTGGTGTCTGGAGAACTAATAGTGGAGCAAGAGAGGCAAATGGTGGATATGGAACATATATGGATGTTAAGTTTGCTGATGGTAGGATTGCTAGAATAGCTCACTTGAGTGGTATACCTTCATCTATTAAAAAAGGAAGTAAGTTTAGAGCAAATCAAATCATAGCTTACTCTGGCGGAGAAGAAGGAAAACCAGGATCTGGTAGGTCTGGAGGACCCCACATACACTTAGAACAACTTTCAAAACCAATGGGTATTCAAGAGACAACAAAAGGTAAATATGATCCATTGAAAGGTGGATTATTTGATCTTATGCAGAAAGGTGGTGTAAAGATATCACTAGCCCCAAATCAACCATCATCTACATCATCCGCTTTTGCAAATGATGATGTATCAAAAACAGATACTTCTGCTACATTTTATAATAACCTAGTGGCTTTTCAACCAATAGAGATACCTACGCCAGTTGTTTAAATAGTAGTACGATAAATAATAACTATGCCTGGAAGTAAGGAAGCAGCAACAGCAAATTTATTTGAAATATCCTCAAACACTGGAGGAAGTTCTTTTGATGTAAGAACTGGTGCTCCTAGGATTGAGTATCGCGAAAGTATGATTGATCATACTATTAGAATTAGTGCTGCTGTTGTTGACACTGGACAATCTGGACTTTCTGCTGCAGAAGCACTTAAACTTCAGGGAGGAGAAAAAGTTTCTTTTAAGTATACTGATGCTACAGGAAATGTTCTAGACTTTTCTGATGGAAACTCATTAAGATTGTCTCATAAAAACTTTGAAACGAGATCTTTTAAGTCTTCTAGTTTTATTGCACAAATTGTATCTAAAGAGTTCCTGGATAATAAGCTTCTGAAAAATAGAGTATTAAGAAGATATAGTGGAAAAATATCAAAGTCTGTAGAGGCAATACTAAAGGAAGATTTGAAGACAGATAAAAGTCTCTTTATCAGTGATACCTTGAACAGTTTTGCTGACTATGGATTACGAAAAGAACCATTTGAAGTTATCCTTGAACTACAACCAATGGCAATCCCAAATGTGGAGGGTGCAAAAGGAAAGACTGCAGGATTTTTCTTTTGGCAAACTGCAAAAGGATTTTATTTCAAATCTGCAGATGAGATATTCAAGGGGAAACCAATCAAGAAATATATCTATAACTTTAAAGTTGACGAACAAATACCAGCAGGGTATGATGATAAAATTCTAGATGCAAATGCAGTAAGAGTTGCTGATGTTGAAAAGCAATTGGATTATAGTGCCTTTGGATCTACCACAGAAACTTTTGATTTTACCAAACTCGCTTATGAAAAAAATTCTCCTTTGATTGCTGGAGATGCTGGAAAAGTTTTGGCGGGATTAGAAATACCCGACTATGGCGATTATACTAAACAACCAACTAATTTCTTTGCTTCCCCAAAATCTATTGGTATGTCCTATGGAACAGGAGATTCTGTACCTCAACAATTAGAGAAAGCAAAAGAAGAAAATTTTAATGTTTCTGAAACAATAGGTCAAGCGATGCAAAACTATCGCCAAAGATTAAACTTTATGACTGAAATAAAAATACCAGCAGACTTTAGCTTACACGCTGGTGATATTATTCAGTGCGATCTACCAGAACTATCTTCAAAAGACACTCCAATTAGAAGTCCCAAAGATAGTGGTATATATATGATATTGGAGTTATGCCATTACATTTCTCCCACACAAACTTACACTGGATTATCTCTAGTCAGAGATTCTTTTGGCGTAAAAGTTTAAGGTAACCCAAAATGGAAAGATCACTTCAGCAACACATTAATGATGATAGAGATGAACTTGATAATCCCAATACAAGTTCACAAAGGAGAAGACACTTGGAAGGTGAACTTGATTCACTAGAAAAATACCAAGTCAGTCATCCTGATGATGATCATGACCCAACTTCTTTGGAACTTTATTGTGACGAAAACCCAAGTGCTTTAGAATGTAGAGTTTACGAAGATTAATAATGACATTTTACTCAAACAAACCTTATATCTTTGACTTTGATAAAGAGTATGAGTATATTGGGGTAGGTCAAATATCTTCAGAAACTTATAAACAGTTTTGTGTCCCCAATCGTGGTGAAGAGAAGGGAAAAGATGCTGTAGGTTGGTCTGAAAGATATAAGGTTCGTCTTTGTTTTTTAAACTCTAAAGAGACGCCTGAAGATCAGTTAATAGATGCTATCAGACAAACTGATTTTCCTACGGGGCAAGCGGGATTGCAAATGTATATGCCTCTTGCTCCAGATTCTTTTGTCAATGTTCATAAGAGTAGGTTTAATAAACAATATTATATTACTAGTTTAATCAATAATCCATTATGCGTATTTGAAAAAAATAAACCAGGAGAAGATAAGAAAGGTTGCACTCCAAAATCTGGATTTACTGCTGGACTTTCTCAGTTTACAGTTGTTCCTTCAAGTAATATTAAAGATTCTGATGTTGTAAACTTAAATGGAGCAGGAGCAGATTGTAAGTTTTCCCAATCGGACGAGGATTTTGAAAAACTAAAAGCAAACTTTAGTGTTCCTTCTGCCTGTAAACCCTTTGATAGTAACGCTATCAATAATGGTCTTAAGAACATGAAGAAGGACATTGAGGCTTTAAGAAATAAACTCAATGGTCCCAATAGTACTCTAACAAATGCAGAAAACTTTTTAAATGAAGCACAGTCAGTAATTAGTGGATTTGCGAGTAAGATAACTGGATTAGTAAAATGGTTGATTGGTTATATAAAGGATCTTGTTGTTAGGGGAATTAACTGGGCTCTTAATAAGGCAAAGGCAGCAGCATTTTTAAATCAAAGATTTCAACTACAAGATAAAAAAACAAAGGCAATTGATTTAATTCTTTGTTTGTTTAATAAGATTTTAGATAATCTTGCGGGATTAATAGAGCAGTTCTTAACCTCTATTGTCAATCGTTATATTAATATGGCAACTTGTGCCGTTGAAAAGTTTTTGACAGAACTGATTGGTCAAATTGTTGGTCAAATACTAGCAGCAGTAAATGGAATATTAAATGCTGTTCTTGGCACTATCTCTGCGATTAAAGGGTTGATTGATTCAGTCCTAGATGCTATCACGTCACTTTTAGACTTCCTGTCTTGTGATGTAAAAGCAGAGTGTGCTGAAGTTACTGAGTGGAGTCCTTTAGAAGGAGCACCAGCACCAGGTCTTTCTTTAAACGTTGGTAGAATCGCAAGTGCAGCAAAGTCACTAATATCTTCCGCAACTTCTATAGTTGATCCTAATAACTTTAAGTTTAATCTTGATATCAACTCAATGCTTGTTGGTGTAGGTGATGCTTGTAATGTTGGACCTATTCTTTGTGGTCCTCCTAAGATTACTTTTTGGGGAGGTGGTGGTAGTGGTGCCACTGGTAATGCTATTGTGAGTGCTGCTGGAGATATTTTAGGTATTGATCTCGTTTCTACTGGATTTGGATATAAGAAATCTCCTTTTGTAAACATTGAAGATTCTTGTGGAAGGGGTAGAGGTGCTACTGCTGTTGCCGTAGTTGGCAAAGTCCCTTATGTTCCACCGCCAGGAACTGATACTGGTACAGGCACTGGAGGAACTGGTACTGGAGGTGCAGGAACAGCAGGTACTGGTACCGGTGCAGGTATTGGCCCAAAACCAGGAGATCTTGTAGATGGAATAGTTAATGTTGTTGTTCTTGAAAATGGATTCAACTATTTGAAAAAACCAGATGGTAGTGTTGGCGGTGATGGTAGAACTTGGGCAACTAGGTGCCAATCAAAGATTAGGAGAGTAGATGAAACTTGGGATTATCCATACAATCCAGGTGAAATAATGAATATTAAAGTGGGAGATTATGTTCAACTTGCAGGAGAAAATCCATATATTGCAACAGAAAATACTTTCATCACTGCTCCACCTTGCCCACCTGAAGATACCGGAGAACTAACATCTGGTGTCTACCCTGTAGTTGTTGAGTTGGTTGATGTTGAAATCACTAATCCTGGATTTGGATATGAAGATGGGGATAGAATTGTTGTAACACCAGACAAGGGTGCAGTTTTAACACCTAAATTTGGATACAATGGTCAACTTATAGGCGTCACTGTTGAGACAACGGGACTTGGATATACTAACGTTCCTGAGATTGGTATAGATAGTCTTAATGGATATAATGCCACTATTAAACCAATATTCAGAGTTGTGAAAGATGCAAGCGTGGAAACATTGAAAGATAGAGGTGTGGGACTTATTAATGTAGTTGATTGTGTGGGTAAACCGTTATGACAGATACAAAACCAAGTTGGGATTATTCTCGTATAGGAACAACTCAAGGTGAACTGAGATTTGGTGATGTTCATTTTGATGGAACAAAACTTGCAGCATTAATACGCAATACAAATCCATCAAAAGCATCTGACCATTTTATGGCATTTGGTAGTTCTGGAAAGTTTAATGGATCTACCTGGAATGTATCTCCCGGAGCATATCAAATTATTTGTGGGACTACCCCAGTTGATGGGGTTTCATTCGTCACCTATGCAAAAAACGGTGATATGATTATTGGAGCTCCTAATGGTAGAATCAGAATCTTTGCAAAAGATATTGAGTTGATTTCCACTGGTGATAGTAATACAACTGGATTTGTTCAAATTGTTGCTAATGGTGGAGTTGATATTACGTCAAAAGCAAATGTAAATATAGAGGCATCATCAAATATTAATATTGCAGCAGAGAGACAAGTTCAAGTTGCGTCTCCTGGAAATATTAAGATGAGAGGTCCGGGTAATTGGTTGGATGATTGTGACTTTGTTTTTGGACCTATATCTGGGGCAATAACAGAACTTCAATTCTTAGATGGATTGAAAAAATTAATTGGAAGTTTAGGAGGTTAATATGCCAGATTTAGGAAATATTTTTTGCGGCGGACAATTTCAAGTATCAGCTAATCTTCCTGCTGGTGTTCCGGGAGTTCCTGCAACCGCTTTAGGTGGTGGTGCTGGGACACCTCCAATCAATGGTAGTGGTTGGATTGAAGG